CATATTCTTTTTCAATAACTTAACGAATGAAGTAGCACTAGGCGAAACTGCAGCGGCTGATCCATCACCGGCATCTTCTTGTAGTAATACAGGCATAGGACTCTTAACAAAGTCTTTAGATGGCTTTGACGTTACTCCAAAATTTTTAAACCCAGCTAAAATTTCTCCGGGATTTTTAAAAATAGCACTTTTAGTTACTAAGCTTTTAACTTGCTCATTCTTAACTGTTGCAACCTCGCCGCCGCCTAGATTATTAATTAACTGAGCTTGTATGTCTCTGAGTACTGGTGCATTCTCGGCTGCTTTATTAAATTCTTCAGTTCCATCTCTTTCAAACTCTACTTTAATATATGTTTGGCCTGGGCTTGATAGTGTTATACTTGTCCCGTTAAATGTATAACCAATCCCTTGTGTTAACAATGATTGACTTAAGCTATTAGCGCCCGCTCGAACTTCAGTAATCTTTAAGATCTTACCCTTATCTTCAGGCGCAAAACTAAATACAGTTCCATTAAACTTACGCTTTTTTCCTATTGGTCCTACACCAAAGGCAAAAGCTTTTCCTTTAAGATTAATAGTTTCACTGGCCATACATACTACTCCTCAGGATTAATTGGATCATCATTAACTCCAGTTCCAAGTTTCTTCATAGTTTCTTGCGCATACGCAATTCTTTGATCCGTATGAGCAAGATCTTTGTTTGGTCTTTCATATTTATTCTGAAAAATAATAGTAGCATCTTTAAGAGTAGATGCTCTTCTTAGTTGACCTATACCTAAATATGGTATTGTCTCAAGTTCATGCTTTACAAACCTTAATTGTGTTTCTATTTCTCTATGATCTCTTCCTATTTTCGCTGCAAACTTCTTGAGTTCTCCAAATCTATCACCAGCTTTTTTTGCAGGATTCCATTGTGCTATACCGAATGATCCCTCATCTTTAAAGCCAGACACTGCCGCCGGGTTTAAGTCTCCACGATTCGCGGCCGCGCCTGACTCGACACAGAAGTTTCCAATCATTCCGCATGCCTGCTGTGGTGTAAACTCTCCTCCTTCAGGTGATATGAAAAAGTTAAATGCTTTTTCAATATTAGTATTACCATTTATTTCAACCGACACTTCTGGCAACGACTCATCTACGGCGTTGGTATTTGTCTCTACTTTTGGTATTGAACCTAGTATTAAAGGCAGCTGTGAGTTCTTTCCATCAAGGAATATTCCAAACACTTGAGCTCTTACTTTGAGTTGTGAGTTTGCACCTTGCCCAGAACTTCCATCTTCAGTTACTGGAACATTCACTTGAGCCCACGGTAAATCATCATCATCAATGTCTTCAGTATTCTCAGTATGAATTCCAATAATTCTTACTTTTACTCTATCAAGTTTTAAGGGATCTACATTATTAACAACATAGCCTATAAACCATCTTGTCTCATCACCGTAATAATCTGCCATTATATCTCGGTCTCCACTCCTAATGATGCAACTCTACCACATGTAAGTTCAGTTATAACGCTCTCATCTGAAAAGACATGTTTTGCTGTCATTATAATGTAATCTCCAGATTTTTTTAAATCCAACTTTGCTGTCTTATCATCTAAATAAGGGTTAGTATCTAAAAATCTTATCCTTATAGTCTTGCCTATTGTATAGTTAGCATCACCTGTTAAAAACTCTCTGCCTCTTACTGTTATAGATAAAGGAGTCTTTGTCATAAAGTGCCTAAGTGAATTTCTATTAACCTTTTTGGCCTGACCGCCGACTGTTGTTTCGCCTTGATAGCTTTTAAATGTCGTTCCAACTGTATCATATGCTCCCGATGATGCTATTTGTGATACGACCTTTGAATTATGTTGGCCTATCTTTTTATCTTTTACTTTAAATTCAGGTGAGTGATTGTACCTAGAGTTCTCGCCTCCAAGAGCATTTTTAGTAATTAGTGTCTGAAAAACATTATCAACATCAAAGTCAACATTTGTAGGTATACCTTTCATGGTATCATGAAAAACATATTTAGCACCTACATGTCCTTTTCTCATAATATTAAGTAAGTTTTCTGATGCTTCATATCTGTATTTAATAATTAAATATCTCTTAGTTTGTTCATTTCCATCGCCTCCACTAGGAGCATATATGTAAGGAGCTTCTGTATTAATTGGCTGTTGAGTCAACATTTTTTCTAAATCTTTTAATATTAAGTTCTCAGTACCTAAAGTTGAAAAAAAGAAAAATGGTAATCCATCACTAGTAGTTGCTCTTTTATTCAACCACATACATGCCTCAATTGGATTTAAGTTTGGAACTATAACTTTCATATCTTTCAAATCATCTACTCCATCAATTAAAACATCTTTATCTAAAAAAGTTTGCGATATCTTTTTAATGATTGAAGTTGGCGCACCATTGTAAGATTTACTAATATTTTGTGCAGAAGAATCAAATACATGGTATTCGGTCATGTGTAATATTACAAATTCAGTTCTTTCGTCAATTCTTACGATATTATCAACTGTATCAATCAAGAACTCTTTGGTTATAGTATTTGCAGACACAGTTTCTTCTAAGTGCTGTATCGTTATTGTTAATTTTTCTCCTCCTTGAAAGTCAACATCTTGTACTATATTTTCTTCTTCTTTAAATGTTAAGGTTCCAGTTAAGTATGGTTTATCTATGTGTTCATATATAATAAACTCCGAAACTAAAGTTCTTATGTCAACTTCTGTGTCACTACGAGTAGAAGATATGACAGCTTCAACAATTAAATAATCGGTACCTGATTGCGCTGATAGTTCCATTTAACCTCTTAGTGACTTTTTAAAGCTTGTCACTATTCCATTAATTATGCTCGGTTTAATAACTTTAATTTGTTTTAAACTCTCATTAACATTATAATATACATCTTGATTTGTTTTACCAGTAAGCAAAGCTCCCGGTCCTATAGTAGGATCAATATCGGTAATAGTTCCATCGCCGTCTACATAGTGACTTTCCGATAAGTATTCTCTCTCTGATGAAACTGCAACTAAAGTTTCTTCAACTCCAGAAGAATTTGTTGATGTAAAAGTTTCACCGGATGTAGTAAAAGACACGTTACCTTCAATAATAATTTGTCCTAAGTCCATGTTCCTTTTTATTATCTTACCACTTTTACCTGAAGTATTTCCAGTTATGGTTTGCCCTATCTTAAACTTGGTAGCTAAACTACTATCACGAGTTGTTATTGTCGTATTTGGAAAAACTTTATGTATATACGTAATTAGCTCTTGATTAGGTAAAGGCCATCCCTGTTCTCTTATATTGTCATTTAAAAGATAAAATGTCCAATAATGTAATGGAGTATCATATAGTTGTATTGACACTTGATCAGGCCTAAAACCTTCTTGTATCGTATGCATATTAGCAAAAGTTATGTCATTTTTTATTTGATCAATTATATCTGCATATGAAGATATATTTTGAAATACTACTGGATCTGGCTCATCTCCAAAATTATAACTAACATTTGCAAATTGACTAAAGTATAACATTTAAAATCCTTTCTTAACGTCAAGAGACTTAAGTGTTTCATGTTCAACAAACGCCATTGAGATATCTATTTCATTTGGTTGACCATCATTTCGAAATGAGCCTCCGGTAGGATTAATAGTAGCACTAAAACTTCTTAGGTAGCATGGTTTAATTTTTGGTAGATTTTTATTTCTTCTTCCCTGAAACTTAAATATTATCTTAAATGCATTTGGAAAGTGATAACCTATGTCGGCTGATGCTGTGCCAAAGTTTACAGGAAATCCTCGAGGATATAACTCTTTTCTAAAGTGCTTAATTATCTTTTGTATTGTCCTAGCTTCTTCAGGTGATGTTGCAATCAACTTAAATTGAAATTGAAACTCTCTTATATTGACTCCTCTAAATATTGCTCTTACGTTAGGATTAACCATAAATCTATTTGCTAAAGCTGCAGCATTCTTAAATTCACTACTAGGATTAAATCTATTATTAACTTTAGCCGCGGCCAACTTAAGTGCATTAGTTGCTCCTTCTGATAAACCAGTTGCCTTTTGTCCTCCCATAAGACTTCCGATAGTATCGACCAATGCATCTCCCTCACTCTTAAGAGCTTGACCTGCAGCTTCAAGACCTCCCATACCGCCTTCCATCGCAGCTAGTGCTGAAGCACCCATTGATCCTAGAGCGGCACTGGTGTCATAAGCAACACCATCGACAAATGCCATACTAGGAGGAAAGTACATAGTTACTGCTGGCTCACCCTTTTTTCGAAAAAAGCTAGTTCCAGCTCTTACAGTTGAAGACGACTTCTTTGCGCTTGCGGCCTCAACTTCTGTATCTTTTTTCGCTGCAAAATTTAATGCCGCAGCATCATCTGCAAAGGCTGCCGTATTAGCGCCTCCGCTACCATCCGCGGTATCTGCAGAAAAAGTTGTCGGTTGATTAGTTGCTCCTAAAAACGCAGAATTTGCATCATTAGACATTTGAAAACTGGGGTTCATACTGCTCATATCATCAACCATGCCCATACCTGCGGCTTTATTTCTTGCATCATCGGCTTCTTTTAATTTTGCCTGCTTAAGATTATCTTCTTGTTGTTTCATATGAGACTTTTGACTTTTTCCGGATTCAGGTGATGTGTATTCAAGAGTTTGAAAAGTTACAGTTGCGGCATAAGCAGGATTACCAGAAACATCTGAAGGATATTCTAATGTACTTCCACCTGCACCAAAGTTTGAAAATAAAGCACCAAGTAGTGATTGACCAGCTTCGGCAAAATCTTCAAGGGCACCTTCTACATTACTAAAATTTTTAATAGGATTTTGTAATCCGCCTCCTCCCTTGAGTGTTTCTCCAAGAGGTCCTGCTTTGTCGAATATTTCCATGTGTAATCCTTATAGATAATATTAAAGTATTATTTCTTTATTTATAACGAAACTCATGGTATATTCTGGTCTATATAAAGCGAAAAACACTACAAAGTACAGAGGTGACCACACCAATATAGTATATAGGTCTTTGTGGGAGAAAGCTGTATTTCAATGGTGTGACAAGAACGATAAAGTAAAGAGCTGGAGTTCAGAAGAAATAATAGTTCCATACTACTATGACGTCGATAAAAAGTATCATAAGTACTATGTTGATATGAAAATTGTGTTTGAAGATAAGACATTGTTGGTTGAGATTAAACCTGAAAAAGAAACAGTACCCCCAGTTGGACCAAGAAGAACTAAGAGGTATATAACAGAAGGGTTAACTTATGTTAAAAATATGAATAAGTGGGAAGCTGCAAATGAGTATGCAAGAGATCGTGGCTGGGAGTTTCAAGTATGGACAGAAAAGACTTTGCAAGAGATGAAGCTATTAACTAAGCCTGTACCGGGAAAGCTTAAAGCATATAAACCTTTACCTACATATCGTAAAAAGCGTAAGAAACGATATAAATAGACTTATGAGTAACTTATTTCAAAAACTAGAACTTGAAGCTTTTCGTAAAGGTATTACTCCTCGTACACAAGAGTCGCGTGACTGGTTTCGTAGACGCGTGCAGCGACTGACACGAGTGAATCGTGAGGCATTAATGAGGGAAGATGAAATCAACAAAGTAAGTTCACCGCTATTAGGCAGTATGATGATGTTCTTTTATGATCCTAAGTGGAAAGACAAGTTGCCTTACTATGATACATTTCCATTAGTGATACCAGTTGAAAAAGCTGAAGGAGGTTTTAGAGGAATCAATTTACATTATCTTCCTCCAGTTTTAAGAGCTAAGTTTTTAGATAGCTTACTTGATATAGTTAATAATAAAAAATATAATGAGTCAACTCGATTTACATTAACATATAGATTACTTAGAGGCGCATCAAGATTTAGATACTTTAAACCATGTTTTAAGCATTACTTGCTGGAACATGTTAAATCTAGATTTGCTCAAGTTTCAGCGCCTGAGTGGGAGATAGTAACATTTATGCCAACAGCGAGCTGGCAAAAGTCTTCTGCTGGAAGAGTATACTCGGATTCAAGGAAGATAGCAAATGGCTAATAGTGTAGATGAATTAAAAGCTTTAGCAAATACAAAGCTAGGATTTGCTAGACCTAATAGGTTCTTAGTTACGTTACCAACAAGCTTTGGTGGTGGAGGAGGTCTATTACAGGGAATTATAGGTCTATTAACCGGTGGTGGAGGAGGAGCATCTGGGAGAGAACTAAACATTCTTTGTTCCACTGCAACATTACCCGGAAAAGTCACATTAACTAATGATCGAAGAATAGGAATGGAATTTCAGAAAGTTGCTTATGGATATGCGATTGATGATGTTTCTATGACATTTTATTTAATGAACGATTATGGCGTAAAAGAATATTTTGATGCATGGAGAAATACTGCAATTCCAGAAGAAGGAAGAGGAGCGTTTACCAGTAATTATAAGAGCCAGTATGCTAAGTCAGTAAGCATACATCAATTAAGACAACCTTTAGCAGGAATTAGTAAACAAATTGGTCCAATCAGATTTAACGCGGGAATTGGAGGAGGGTCTGTTTACTCAGTAGAATTACTTGATGCATTTCCTATTGCAACAAGTGCAATCGAATTAAACAACGAGCTGGACGGGTTAATACAATTAACAGTGACATTTGCGTATACTAACTGGGCCCGTGCTAGTAATACACAAGGATTTATTAATATGGATATTGATACACCATTAGGTGGAATAGATTTACTATAAGGAGTGAAATGATATGAGTTTATTGCCAAAACTAAATAATATGCCAAAGTATATTGTTGATGTACCTTCAATGAAGAAAGATATTAACATTAGGCCATTTTTAGTTAAAGAAGAAAAAATTATGCTTATTGCTATGGAATCACAAGATGGAAAGCAAATAGCTCAAGCAGTTTTAGATACAGTTAAGTCATGTATACTGGATGAAATAAATGTTAATCAATTAACATCATATGATGTTGAGTATTTATTTTTAAAAATAAGAAGTAAGTCAGTAGGTGAGACTGCTAAATTACTATTTAAGTGCGAATCTTGTAATGATGAAAACGAAGTTATAGTCAAGCTTGATGACATTAAAATAGATGTAAAAGATGTTGATAATGTCATAAAAATTAATGACACAATTAGTGTGGAGATGAAACACCCATCATTTATATCATTAGCAAATAGTGAAGATGTTATAACAGAATCTCCAACACGTCAAATATTTGGCCTAATAAAAGAATCTATAATATCTGTAATGACTGAAAACGAACGCATTGATATGAGAGAAGTTAAGTTTGAAGAGTTTGAAGACTTTATGGAATCTATGACAGGAGATCAATTTACTAAAATACGAGAATACATACAAGATATTCCTAAGTTAAAACATGATATAGAATATAAGTGTAAAGCATGTGATCATGAAAACAAGATATCAGTGGAGGGTCTGCAAAGTTTTTTATAATTAGTCTATCTCATACAAGTCTGCATAATTATTATAAAACTAACTTCGATTTAATGCAGCATCATAAGTATTCATTGAGTGAGATAGACGGATTGATACCTTGGGAAAAAGACGTGTATGTTGATATGCTTGTTGATTTTATTAAAGAGCAAGATATTCAAATGCAAGAAATGAAAAGCGGAGTTAAAAGGTAATGGCAAGAAGTTATACCACAATGGGACAGGTTGTTGACCAGCTAAAGGCTAACAACGAGACCAACAAAGATATTAATCACGGGATTGCTGGTATTGAGAATCAGTTTGGCAAATTCTTTGCATACTTGTCTAAACAAAATCAAAAAAACTTAGAAGCAAGTCGTGAAGGCACTAAAGCTAAAGCAGCTGGAGCTCCCGGTCGAGCAGCCGCAAAGGGTCCAAGTGGAGGCGGTGGAGGTCTTCTTGGAAAATTAGGTGGCTTTGGACTTGCTGGAGCAGGTATAGGAATTGGAGCTGCAGGGGCTGGTCTTGGTGCTTTTTTTATGGGTCTCGCTGGAGCTGAAGCAATTATGGCAAAGTTTGGCAGTGGAGACAATCTTAAAAAGTTATTAACAAACTTAGCCGAAGGTATGGCTGCATTTTCAACACGTGATTTAGTAGCATTAGGAGCCGTCTTAGGTGCAGGTGCTCTATTTGGTGCTGTACCTCTAATAAGTGGAATGGGTGCAGGAATTGGTATAGCTTCAATAGGTTTAGGTATCAGCGCGTTTTTTAGTGGATTAGCCGCAGGTGATATGGCGATAGGAGCTATGGAATCTACTGGTGCTAACTTATCAACATTTATGAAAAATTTTGCTGAAGGTTTAGGCGCATTAAACGATAAACAGTTTATTGCACTAGGAGCTTTAATGGGAGGTGGCGCAGCATTTGGTGCTCTGTTTGGAGTAGGTAAGAGTGCAAAAGCGGCTATAGGTATAGCCGCAATAGGTGCTGGTATAGCTGGTTTCTTTGGAGCATTAGGAGTAGGCGATAAGCTTACACAAATGATGAATGTAGATGGTGAAGGCTTAAAAACATTAATGAAAAATGTGGCCGAAGGTTTAGGTGCTTTAGGAGATGATGGATTTACAAAAGTTGCTCCATTGTTAGCAGCTGGTGGCGCACTTGGTGCGTTGTTTGGTGTAGGTATGGCTGGAAAAGCTGCATTAGGTATGACTGCTATCGGCGCAGGTGTTTCTGGTTTCCTAGGTGCTTTAGCGGGTGTCGGTGATCTATTCAACAAATTAGGTGTTTCAGGTGATGGGTTTAAAGAAATTATGGGAAATGTTGCTGGAGGTATAGCCGAATTAAATAAAATTGAAGGTGACGGATTACTCAAAAAGATTGCTGCAATGGCCGGAGTTGGACCAGCTTTACTTTCAGTATTCGTAGGTACTACAGCGATAACAGCAATTGATGGTTTAATTGATGGTGCTAAAAAAATAATTAACTTTATATTTGGCACCGATATGAAGGATTCAAAAACAACTCGAAAGAATTTAATACAAGATACTGTTGAGTCACTTAAGCCACTTAATGATATACCAGAAGGATTAGGAAATAAGCTTGACACTCTAAGTAGTTCTGTTTTAAATTTTGTTACGTCATTTAACAAAGCAGGATCTGACTTAGATCCAGAAAAATTTGGTAAGAAAATGGTAGATCTTGGATCAGCGCTTTCTACATCGAGAGAATTAATATTCTTAATGGCAAATGGTGGAACATTTAAAAAAGATGGATTTTTTAATTACTTACTTCAAAAAGGTGGATTTGGTGGTACTATAGATTTTGGACCAGCTGGTAAGGGTGGCTTACTTAATCCTGAATTAAAAACTGATGAGCTTGTTAAAACAATAGGTAAAGTAAATTATGTGTTAGGTAAGACTAATATTGCACCGGGATCTCCAGCCAACTTAAGTTCTACAAATGAAGGATCTGGTGGAAGTGGTGGTGGTACTGTTATACAAGACAATAAGACAACCAATAATTCTACAACTAATAATACTAATGCATTAATATCAAGTGGTCCTGCAGTTGACCTGCAAGACCAAATGTTAGCATCTTATGGGTTATAAGATTAGTCTTGCTTAGCAAGTTTTGAAAAATAAGATAGAGTATCTTCATCTTCACTACTGATTTCTTCAGCAGTTACTGGTTCATGCGCAGGCATAGGATCATTTATCTTGACCTCTTCCCTTACAGTATATGAACCTGCATTCATTTCTTCACCAAGAACTCTCATCAATTTAGTTTTAAGTTCATCATAAGTCTTATAGTTCTTAGGATTTGTAAACTCAGATAAGTCGTGCATATTATTATAAGTTTCTTCTAACTTAGCTTCATCTGCACCTAAGAATTGAGAGGCTGATGAAAACTCTGACTTATCATAGTTTCTATAACCTTCAACATTTCTTATCTTAAGTTTAAAGTCAGCGCCTTCCCAAAAATCAAATGGATCTATAGGTGTCTCATCTGCAAAAGCAGGATTCATAAGATCATAAATCTTATCGAATATCTTCTTACCAAACTTATATAAGAATACCTTACCTTCGTTTTGAGGAGCTGATGGATCATTTACTACCATAATATTAGTAACGTAATGTAATCTTCTCTTCTGAGATCTCGCCTTATCTTTATCGGACTCAATACCTGAGTTCCAAAGCTTAGAGTTTAACTCACCTACTGGATCAGGTTGACCAATAGAAGTTAGTGAGTTCTCAATATACCATTGACCGGTAGGGCCTTTAAACCCGTGATCCCAGTATCTTATAAATGGAAGGTTATCATCTTTACCAGGGAGAAACCTGATAACAGCATAACCATTACCTGCCTTGTCGACAGTTGGCTTCCACATTCTCTCATCTACATAAGATTTTGTCTCGCCAGAGTTGGTGGCTTCTGCTGCTTTAATGATTTTATTGATATTTGAACCGCGACTGCGTTTTAATGTTTCGAATGACATCGTATTGTCTCCTTATTGCTGAAATATTAACTGAAATATAATACTATATATACACAGTATTTTAGTTGAATAGTGACGAGTCAATGGAATTCTTTTTAGGTAAATAATTCAAATCCATTGCCTCAGCCTCAAGCTTATCTTTTATAACTGGTGATATAAACTTTCGAATGTCTTCGATTTCTATATCGTTAGTTTCACAAACCTTCAGTATTGCATCCATATATGGAATCTTGAGATCTGCTACGGTATGTTCGATAAGCTTTGTAAATTTAGACTTTGTTAAAAATTGTTCTTCTATTTTCATTTGTCTAAAACCCTTAATAATATTGTATCTTTATTGATACGTCCATTGGCACCTTTACGCTTTGCCTTCTTAAGATTATCATCTAGGAACTTACCTATTTGATTATAGCTCTTATTTAGTAAGACCGGAAAGAAATCCATTGGCTTTCTTAGCTTGACTTTAAAACTTGCCACTGGATTGAAGTTCTTAATAGTAGAACCAGATATTTCAAATCCTCGTGTAGATTCAGTTTCATACACACATAGCTCTTTATATTTCGTATTAAATACATATAACTTATGCTTTCCAATAATTTGTATCGGATGTATTGAAACAATCTTAAAGTCATTATCCTCATTCTTATATTGTACTTTCGAAACCTGCTTATCGGCAGCCTTAGGTTTCTTAAGCTTAACTGTACGTGAAGCTTTAGTTGCTGACCTAATTCGCTCAAGGTCTTCCAACATTGTAGTACATACTTTAATTCTTTGATTGAGGACTGACCGTTTAAGGTGGGAGTAACCTTCGACAGCTTGTTCGCATCTTTTGTGATATGCGTCTTCATAATCAAGAAGCCAGCCCTCAACCATTGGCTTAACGTGACTTATAGCAGTATTTGTTAGGCCATGATACTTGAATCTATCGTATAAGTTAATAGTGGCATCTTCACCTTCGATCCACTTGTCCTCTAGTTCAAGTAATTCTTGCATTATAGTGTTATTAATCTTACGTACTAACCTATCTTGTGGTGACAATGATATCACGTTTAAGTTAGCTTTCTTTTCTCTTTGCTTTTCTTGATATAATACCTTACCGGTTTCGATAAGTGGTATCATTTTATCAAATAAGTGATTTAAGAAGTCGGCAGCTTTTGGAGACTCAATAGTTTTATTTAAGTTGTTATTATACCAAAAAGCTGTAGCAGCATGATGAGACATTGTAAAATGATATTCTGGATTTGACAAGATATATTTAGACGGTTGAGGAAAGTTTTTCTTAACCCATGACTTGACTTGACTTATGCAGTCTTTTTTGTCAACTTCTAAGTGAAAGTAGTCTTTTACTGCATCAAATCCTTTATCAATTGGAATACCTGCCAAACCAGTTCTTGATCTTGATTTAAATTTCTTTTTTGTTTTTTTGCCTTTAAGTGCTGTTAGTCCCATATTAAACTCCCATTTATATGTTGTGTGTGTTGATGTAATCGTGTGTAGCGCCAATGACCATATTAGGATATTCACCTAAGTAAGTACCAGCATCTAGCATTTCTTTAGTAACTAAGTGTTTATGCATGTGTTCTATATTATCATAGTTAGCAAGAATGTCTTTACCTAACTGATCAAACTCATGATCAGTTATTAAGTTTTTGTCAAGCTTATAGTAAGCATAAGAACACATTAAATATTTAGCTATAGGATTTTTCATTAAGCATGGCCTCTTATCTTAAGAGATTCATCCATTGCTTCAGTATCGGTGTAATACTTATCCTGATGAGCAATGTTAATTTTAGTAGATATGGCAGCAGCCAATCCACTGTTTTTTTCGATAAGCTTTTGAGCAAACTCATCTTGGTGAATAGGTGACATTGCTTCTAGCTGTCTGATAATATTGGCATAATTAAACATATTTGAACTCCGCTTTTTTCATTTTATAGATATATTCTATCACAGTTTTTCCGAAAAGTAAAGGACTTTTTTCACTTTTTTTCATTTTTGTTATTAACATGTTAAACATTAAAACTCTCAAGTAATTTCTTTTCGATGTTTTTTCTGTAAGTACATCCTATAAATTTACCAGTAAAGTACTTTCCAATCTCTGGAATACGATATTTAATTTTCAGTGGAGCACTAATGCTATCTGATAACTTATTTTCATATGCTGTAGCAAGAACAGTCTTATCATTTTCTTGTATAAACTCATACCACTCTTGAGAATTTTTCCAGTCTCTTTCAATTAGTTCAGTGACCCATTTATGTCTTTGAACTATATGTGCTCTTTCAACTGGCGATTCATCTTTTTTATTTGGTATTCTTTTAAAGTCAACTCGTTTAAATGAGTTATATGCTTCTTCAGTTATTCCTATAACTGTCCATCCATCAAAGTAACATCCAAAAAGATTAGTAATAGTTCTTACCATGTACTTGTGATTAGCGTGTTTAGCTTTGGCCATGAGTTTAAATATTTGAAAGCACTCTTCGATCTTATGCTTTTCCATTAATTTCTCCTCATGGTAGCATACTCTTTAGCATCAGCATTTTTACTAACTGGCACCATGTTTGACTTATGCATGGTAGCTATACCAGTAATGAAATCACCAGTATAGGTATTTTGTTTTGACTTACCAACAACCTTACCTACATAGTTGCTTGTTGGTAGAGAATGTGAGTGCTCTTTATAGTTAGGAGCACTAATTCCTGAAGACTTATCTTTGTTTTTTAATTGACTGGGATGGACGCCACGTGACATGAGCCACTTATCATGCTCAGCTTGAGCTTTTTGCCAACCGGGCTTGCGAAATGGCTTTTTCTTTTTAGTATTATTATTGTTGTAATAAACTGGTAACAGATGCATTGTCATAATTTACAGCTCCAAATAGTTTAGTTAAATCAATATAGCCATAGTTGATTGCGAACAATAAGGCAACGACAATCATGATAAGTATTGCGTTACGAAAGAACCAACCAACTATAGAAAAGAATAC